CCATATATTGGATGCCCATCATAAGCCCATCCCAATATAGGTGAATGTTCAGAACTAGCAACTTCAGAACCATCTACTTTAACTAAATCTGGTGTTCCATAAAGAGTATTATCTATTGCTTCACCAGATATAGCATAAGTAGATTCTCTTAATGCTCTAGGAGCATAAATGTGAGAATATTGTAATTTATCATGAGAAATATTCTCATCCAATACACCATCATCACTTTCAATATTATTAAAGTTTCTTTGGAATAAGTTAACTTGCCATGTACGAATAGTAGCTTCTACTTGAGCAGTTGCTCCAGGTGATGTAATAGTGATTTCAGTTTCACCGTCTACATATCCTGCTCCACCTTTAATAACTTTAATTTCTACTAATTTTCCAGTATCAATAATGGGAGTTAATTGAGCAAAATCACCATCAGCACTCTTAATAGTAACATCAGGAGGTGCATGATAATTTCTACCAGAATTTTGTATCATAATGGAAGTTATTTGTCCATTATTAATAACTGGTTTTGCTTGTGCTAACTCACCATTCTCAAAAGTGATTACAGGTTGTCTATTGAAATTAACAATCTCAGAAGCACCATACCCTACTCCATTCTCAGTAAGGTCCACAGAGGTCACTACACCCCTTACAACAGGTTGAAGGACTGCTTGGAAGTCTTGCCCTCCTGCCCTTGTAGAGACCCCTATAGACCCCTCTACAGTAGCTACAATAGGTTGATAGTTAAATGATCCACCACCACCTTTTGTTATGTCAACAGGAACTACATTATCCCAATAATAATCTGTTTCTCTTGGAGCAACTGTATCTAATGTAGTACCAGCACCAACTAATCTTAGACTAAATTCATCATCACTTATTTTTACAACATAGTAATCATTAGTAGCAGATAATCCAGTAACTGAATCCCCAGTTTCTGGTGGAGTATATTGAACTATTTCCTTATCCAAATACCCATGTGATGGAATAGTAAAAGAATTAGCAGCAGTGCTTATTCCACTAGTTCTTATTGTTCTTTTCTTATTTTGATATCCTTTTCCTGGATTTGTTATTTCTATACTAGAAACTATTCTCTTTAATTGAGCTGTTTTAATAAATTGTCTACCTTGACCATAATCAGTTAAATCAACAACATTAATTCCTGCAACAGCATCGTCTTCATTATTATGTAATTTAATAATATAATTATCAACTACAGAAACATAGTAAGATGATTGAGTAACTAAACCAACAACCCTATCTAAATCTCTAGATTCATAGATAACCTCTTCAGCATCTCTAAATTTATGGAAAGTAGTAAATCCAATAGTATTGTTAGTTAAATCAACTCCCCTACTTCCTTTAGATTCTTCACCAGCATTAAAAGGTAATTCGTGAGGAACTGCAATAGTTCTTACTTCTGCTTCCGCATCTTCTTCTGCATTACCACCAGAAATTAAAACAATAGGATCATCAACATAATCATATCCAGTATTGAGTATATCAATTCTTTCAAATTCACCTTGAGTAGCAACAATACCAGTTGCTCCAACTCCAACATCATCATTAATTACAAGAACAGGAGGATTTACAACATCATAATTATATCCACCTCTCTTAACTTCAAATGATCTAACATCCCCATAGTACACTGTACTATTTTGAGATTTATAGTTCATTATTTCTACGCCATTATTTAAAATACCTGTATATCCAGGAGGCGTAATATAACTTCCACTCTTTTTATCTGGTGGAAGAAGAGTTCTTACAGTTTTTTGAGCATCAAATATTTTATCTTTAAATTCATAATATATGAATAAATTATTTTCTACATCTCCTGTAAATTCAACATAAATGTCATTATATAAATTTCCCTTACTACGGGACATTTTAATTCTATTAGCATCTACTCTTCTTACATAATAAACTCCATCATCTACATTATTAAATCTACTATCGATTGGCGTCTCAAATGTTAATCCATCAGGAGTGGTACTTACATCTAAAGTAACACCTGCCTTATAATAAAGAGTATCTCCAGTATAAAATCCATGATCAGTAGTAGTTGTCAAAGGAATTTCTTCCTGACTGACTAAACGACCAGTATAAGATATCTTTCTATCATAAGGATTGATCTCCTTATTCTCATATGATGGAATAGAGTTTGTAGCAACTAAAACATCACCAGTTCTAGTTCTTACATAAGTATTAAGAACATTAGTAATATAATTGTTAATATAAGGATATCTTGAAGAATCACCCTTTAGTATTTGATTTTCAAGATCCCATATTTTAGTTAAAGGAATATTATTAGATAAAATTACTTCAAATGTATATGGAGAAGTAATTTGAGTAACTGAACCAGTAACTACTACAGGAATAGGATCACGACTCTTCATAATGAAGGTATGACCTGCTCTCAAATACTGTGTATCCCAAGTTGTAAATTGATATGTTCTCTGATCTTCATCAAGAATAACAATATTTTTCAATTCCCACTTAGTTTTTATATTTCCAATAAAATTAACTGCTTTTTCTAACTGAGATTGTACTCCAATTGATTGAAGTCTTATAACATCGCCTGGTTCATAAGAGAAATTGGGTTCTTTAAACTCAATATCCTGAAGAGCAGCACCAATTCTTACTTGAATTTGATCTGTAGTATTAACTCCAACATAAGCATAAGAATAATCATCTATTCTAGCATCAGTTCCTGCAGGAAATGTATTATTAATGCCTGTAATATCAAAAAATTGGTTAACTGTCTTTCCAGTATATGCTAAAGATACTGGTTGATCATCAACATCCAACATAATAAGTTTTCCTGTATCAGGAAAACCAAGAGTTGAATCAACATCTAGTGTAGTAGTACCAATACTAATCTCATTTGTTATCTTTGTTTTGGGATTTACATCAAATTCATTGAAAATAGTACCCTTTACACTAATATCTCTAGAGAATCCTGAGTCTATACTGATTTCATGATACTGTCCTTTATCATGGAGAATAGGAACTACCCTAGTAACTGTTCCTCTTGCACCTGTAGATTTCTGATTTAAGGTTAAATTGACTAATTGTTTTGGATCACCACTAATAGTTTCAACTATAAAGTCCTTTGTTATCTTATAATCTGCATTCGATGGTCTGAATAGGTAACGATCTGGATGTATAACCTCTACATTTGCTGAATAAAGTGCTTTAAAAAGAATTTCGAAGGCATTATCTGTACCTTTTGAGGTATAAAAACTCTCAGAATTGAAAATAAAGTTCCTTTGATCAATTTCTGGAGCAAAAGCTCTATCAGTAAAACCTGGCGCAAACTGTGTTTTGACTTTTTTAAAGAATTCTTGAAGAAAAACTATGTTTAAATTCTGAATTTGAGATCCAGAAGTATGAATTCCAGCAACAGAAGGAGAAAATACCAACTTATCTGGTGTATTTGTCCCAATGTATGAAGTAATGCCAGTAAAACCCCTTGTACACCCCTCAAAAGTGCTATCTGTTTTGTAATCGTATGTAATTATTTCATCATCTATCCTAATTAAACCATTATTTTCAGGAAAACCAACAGTAAAGTTACCTTCAGCACCAGTTTTGATGCTAACGTCACTCATTTTCAAGTCACCATTAAGAATTGTTGAGTCTTTTAGAGCAAATAACTCATCAACTTTCACATAACGGTCTAAATTTTGTATTAAATCATAAGGTCCACCAGGAATTTCTTGAGAAACATAATAACTCTTCAAAAAATCGGATAAAAGTGGAAAATCTTCCCTCACAAAACGAGGAAGTTGATTTTCAACTATGTCCTGAAATTTAATTCTGGTTTCTATTGTCATTTTTTATTAATATCCAGATCCACCACCTGTTGTAGGTGTGGAAGGTGTGCTAGATGTACCGTTAGGTGATGTAATAGTTGTGGTTGCATTACCAGTAGTATTACTAGGAGATGTAGATGTTGTGGATGCTAATGTAGCAGTACCCCTAACTAATGATCCATTACCATAACTAGAAGTTACTTTATAACTACTACCTGATGTATTAGTACCAGAAGTAATTTCATCAGGAACCATAGTGACTGTAGTATTACCAACATCCAATTGTAAGTAAAGATCTTGCAATCCAATAACATCATTTGAATAAGGACACATAGAAATCTCAATTAATGGGACTTCTTGACCAGTAACTCCTCTAGTAAGCTTAGTGGAGATGAAATTCATTGGATTTAACTTAATTTCACCCTTAACATAGTCAATAATTCCAACTGATTTCTTTACAACAACTGGTTGTGTAGGAGAATTTAACTTAAATAGGAAAATTTTCCCTGTTTTTAGACCTTTATCTGGAAGATCTCCAAAATAAACCATATCACTAATGCCGCTAACCTTAAATCCTGAAGATTTAATGTTATAACCATCCTCACTCTTTATATGAATCCTATTTCCATAGCAAATTTCATATTCGGTATAAGTATTTAACACAGGTTCCATATCCCTTCTCATATACACAGTAGTGATATTAGAAGTAATAGCAGATTGACTGTTATCAATCATTCCGATGTACTTACTATACTTAAATCTAGCTCCAAATTTGTTTAATTGAGTAGAATTTCCATAATTTGTGATATTATCCACTACAGTGTTCTTGACTGTGTTAGGAGAAGCAACTTTACTTGTATCATAATATACAGTACTATCAGTTTCTACATACAAATACTTCAAATCTAGAATTTTAGTGATAATTCCAGCACAAGAGTACTTTCTTAGCTCATTTTTTATATTATCTTTAACAGCACTAGACAAATAAACACCATTATAAGGTTTAATACTAATAAAAACCTCACCATATCTAGGGGGTGTTAATTCTTCACCACCATATGCAGAGACTGACTCTGCTTCAGCATAAATTCTAGGAACTAACCCCTCAAAATCTGCTGCTGTGACTGCACGGTTCTGAGAAGAGTAAATTTGGGGTGCATATTTCTTAACAGACTCAATACTTTCTATAGCACTACCTCCAGAAGAGGATTGATCAGTATAAACTAAAGAAATTCCAGTTGTAATGGATGTTTCGCCATTATCTACAAGTCTTCCAGAGAAAGTAAAGTTTTGTAGACCATTTGCATCAGCACCACTAGAGGTAATATAACTAACTTCTATAAAATTGGGTTCTTCTACCTTTTTACCAAACACACCATCACCAAATATAACCTCATATCTCTCATTTTCTATTTCTTGGAGGAAATAGACCATAGAATCCTTATTAACATCAAATAAACTGTCAAATTTTTGATATTTGTCTCTTACTGATGATAATTCATTATCTTTTACTATAACTCTAATCAAATCTGTATCAATTCCTACATTTGGAAGGATAAATTTCTGATTTGGGTTTCTGGAACTGACTGTAAAGGTCTGATTGATGTAAGTTCCTTCATATACCTCAACATTATCAAAATGTGCAAATCCAGTAGACAAAACAGGTACAGTAATGTCTTCAGGAATAGCAAATGTATAATTTCTTCCACCAAATTTATTTGCTGTTGTTAAAACAATACCTGCTTTCAGTGTCAGCGTCACTGATGTTTGATTTGTACAATCTACACTAAAAGAAACCAGTGCTTTTGCTGCCTTCCTTGATCTAGGTACATAACCTATATTCCTTGCCAGGGACACCACATTCTCCCTAAGAGTGGCAGAATCAATGAATACCTCATTAGTTACCATATTGGCATTATATGAGGTGATATAGGTATTATAAGCAAGCGTATCAATAATTGCAGATAAATTAGATCCCTCAAAGTCATAATCAGTGAAATTAGAATTAGATCTAAGATAATCTTTGATTGAGGTTTTTATCTGGTCAAAATCGACGTTGCTAAAGTTTACTAAAGGCATTTACCTAGTGGGTTCTAATGCGAACGAGAGTTCTTGTTCTGGCACATCAATGCCAACAATATAATATTTTACTGTGACGTGGTATTCATTATTATCATAATTTGGTTCACATATAACATCATTCACATCTACACGTGGCTCATAGTTTTCAATTGTAGTAATAATCTCATCTTTCAATGCAGCAGCAGTTAATTTATCCATATTCTCAAATAAAAGGTTATTGACATTTGACCCCAATACAGGAGCAAAAGGTCTTTCACCTTGTATAGTTAATATTAGATTGCGTACTGAACGTGATATTGCGTTCTCATTTTTTAACGCAATTAAATCATTACTTAGAGGGTTATTTTGGAAACTAGCACTTAAATCTAAGAATCCTTTACTAATCCTTTGAATCGGCACGTATTAATGTTACAGTAATTATTGTTTATTTATTACAGTAAATCTATCTTTTAATCTTGTAAGGGAATTGGGTTCTCAAAATCATCATATAATTCAGGATCTATATCATTTCTTTCATATAGATCATTGTGTTTTGACTCCCTTTTGGGTTTAGGCATTAACCCATCGTAATTGATTTCTCTTAAAGTAGTTTTAGTCATCGTAAACTCTACACTCCATTGAATCAGGATGATTGTCGCAATAGACTTCTAAATTTTGATCTTCATGCCTTGTATGCCAATCATTAATCTTAGCACCACCAAGGTTTTCTTCATCCTCAGTATGAGCATGAAAAGCATCATTATGAAGTTTTAGATCTTCTTTGGTATATTCAAGCATACCATGATTGACATGCTCCTTACCATCTTTAGGATCTAAGTAGACCTCATGATCTAAATCGTGTTCTTTAACAGTCATAAAAACCCCCTTAAGGTTTAACTATTTACTATCTTTTTTTATTAGAGCGGCAACCCCCACCATCAAAAGTATTAGGATCATTACAATCCCATAGGCATAAAGTATCCACATTGATTTTTACACAGTTACTACAGAGAGGAAAGAGGGGTTCCCGCGGATTTTTTTCAATCAGGAACGCCCTTGGCCTCTATATTTCTTCTTTGCTTTATTCCCACTAGTAGCAGAGTACTTAGTATGTTTTCCTCTGCCCTGTAAGGTTTTCTTAGGAATGGTCTCAATGACGTCATTCCCAGAAAGAGACTTCTTAACTTTCGCCATATTATATCACCCTAGTCTTTTCATGTCCTACTCTAATTCTAGGATCACACCAGATCTCAAATCCAGCATCCATAGCATCTAAGCAGAAACTCACATCCTCTCCACACATATCTTGGACAGCACCTGATTCAAACACCTGCATCTTAGGAGCAAACCAAGGATACTTCATCTCTGGATGCTCAAACACACCCTTCTTAATCAGCACCCATCCAAATCCTGTGTAGTCTACTGTGAAAGGCTTCTTTCTCTTGGAGATACCTTCAACCATTTCATGGTTCATGACCCCACCATTGGTTCTGAAATCATCCTCTTCCAACCAATGAGCAACAGAAGTAGTTCTTCCATCTTCAGTAGCATACCAACCTGCTGCAATTTGTCTCTCTTTACTAGGATCTACAGTTTGTCTAACACCAACTACCTTAGTCTTTGGAGAACCATCTTCATTCAGTATTACATTACCTTCAGCATCTTTCTCTTCTTCAGTAATTGCCTCCTCAGTGACTGCTTCTTCAGGGAGAGCCATGTCAAGCAATTGCCAGAACTTCTCAGTGTTAAAGACTATATCTGAATC